GAGCAACAGGACGTACCACTTCGGCCCCGTGTCGTTGGCTGCCGCGTTCGGTGGCGTTCTGCCGCCGAAGGTCGTGTTGTTTGTGACGCACTCGACCGCTGTCGCGCTGAACGCCACGGCTGGAAATCACCAAATCCGCATCCAGCCGGTTTACCAGACGGTGAACTGATGCCACGCCAAGAATACCCATCGCTCCGCCAGGGCCTCGTCGGCGCGTGGTGCCCGTCGCTGGTCGGGACGGGACCGCTGGTGCGGGATCTTTCGCAGTTCGCCAACAACGCAACAATCGCAATTCCCGTTGCCACAGAGGGCGTTCCGTCTTGCGTTGCAAACGAAAACGGAATGGTCGCATCGGCTAAGAGCGCAGCGTTTTCTGGCCGAGCTTCGATCTCGCTGTGGGTAAAAAATCCAAGTGGAGTTGCTTGCATTTTCAGAGTGTCGCCCAACACATTTCTTAACCACTACTATTACAACGGCTACTCAGACTGCTACTTTTCAGCATTAAGGTCTGATCGACAGTTTTTTTCAGCGCTGTCGTCGATCAACAAGAACCTTTGGCACAATGTCTGCGTGGTAAACGACGGCACGAACTGGACTGTCTATCAAGGCGGTCTCCAGGCGTTTCAGGCAGCCGCAACATCGTTTTCCGTTTCGCAGTCTATTCTTGTTGGGGCGTCGCAGCGAGACGGCGACAACTTTCAACTTCCTTTCGGTGGACTGGTTGACGATTTCCGCCTCTACAACCGCGCCCTCACGCTGCCCGAAATCCGCCTCCTCGCCAGCCGTCGCGGTATCGGCCTGTCGCCGCTGCCAGATCGAGGCGGCGGGTTGCCGCGGAAGTTGTCGGTCAACGTGGGCGGGACTTGGCGGGCGGCGGATGCTTACGTCAACGTTGGCGGGACCTGGAAGTTGGCCCAGGCTTCGACCAACGTGGCCGGAACGTGGCGGTGATCCATGCCATCGAAGATCCCCTCGTGGCGACCCAAGCGGATGCAGGCCACGACCAGGCCGACGAAGGAAGTCGCCCACTACCACACGCATGACTGGCGAGCCCGACGGACGCGGATCCTGTTGCGGGACGCGATGCGGTGCTGCGAGTGCCGAAGGGCCGTGAGCGGACGCGAGGCCCATGTCGATCATCTGATCCCCCTCGAGGACGGCGGGACGGATGACGACGCGAACCTGCGGACGATGTGCGAGCGGTGCCATGGGCGGAAGACACGGGCGGAGCAGAGGCGGCGGGGAGTAAACTGAAAAAAAGGGCGGTGGGTCGTTTTTTCCCGCCTGAAAACGACAGGAAACCCCAGGCCTAGCCTGTGCGAGCGCCTGTCGGGTTCGCTAAAACTCGGAGGATCCCATGGGACGACACGGACCCATGCCAAAGCCACACTCGGAACGCTCCAAAACCGGTCGCAACACGCTGGCAAAGACCAGGAACCGCACCAAGCCGGTGACGGTCACGCCGCCTTCGTCGCTCAAGGAAGACAAAGTCGCTCTGGCGTGGTGGAAGGCGCAGGCCCCGCGGCTGATCAAAGCCGGACGGCTTTTCCCGGAGCAGGCCGAAGCGTTTGCGATCCTTTGCCACATCAAAGCCGACTGCGATTCGCTCACTCGAGCCGTCCGCGCAACCGGATGGACCGTGTCAAACGAACGAGGCGAGCAACGCAACCCGCTCGCCATCGAGCTACGCGACAAGCGACGAGACTTCATTGCCCTGGCCAAGGAGTTCGGGTTGACTGCGGCCAGTGACGCACGAATCCCAGACGAGGCAGGCGATGAAGAAGAAGCAGACCCCAAGGCCGCGAAGTTCCGCGCCTTCATCGGGGCGTGATCGTCCGGAGTTCGTCGAGGGCTTCGTCTACGACGATGACCAAGCCGAGCGTCCGATCGACTTCCTTGAAGGCTATCTCGCCACCCCCGACGGGACCGGCCAGCCGCTTCGTCTTCTCGGCTGGCACAAGGCTGCCATTCGGCAGCTGTTCGGCTGGCGACATCCGGACGGCCGCATGCGATACCGCCGCGCCGCCGTCTTCATCCCGAAGAAGAACCGGAAATCTTCCCTGTTCGCTGCGCTCGGCGTGTTCATGACGAGCGGGGCGCACGCCCCCGGGCAGAATCTCTACGTCGCTGCCAAGGATCGCGGGCAGGCCCGAACGATCTTCGACATGACCGTCGCCTCGATCAAAGGCTCCCCGTTCCTCGACGACATCTTCGAGATCATCGACTCCAAGGCCACGATCCGGAACAAGTCGACGGGCCGGGTGATCCGCTGCCTTTCCAAGGACAGCGGGAGCAACGAAGGCTTGAACGGCTCGGTCCTCATTGACGAGATCCACGCCCACACCGACGGCGGGAAGCTGGTCGACGCCTTGATGTACGCCACGCGCGCGACGAAGAACTCCTTCGTCGCCACCTGTTCCACGGCCGGCGATGACCGCAACGGGATCGGATTCCGGTGGTGGCACGACGCCGAGCTCGTGATGAAAGACCCGGCCTCCAATCCGACGTTCATGGGCCTGATCTATGCGGCCGATCCGGAGGACGACTTCTCCTCCGAAGAGGTGTGGAAGAAGGCCAACCCGGCCCTCGGTGAAGCGTTCCCGCTCGACGAGTTCCGGGCCGACTACCAGGATGCCCAGACCGACCCGCGGAAGATGTCCCGCTGGCTCCGCTACTCCCTGAACGTCTGGACCGAGCGAGACAACCGCTGGTTCCACGGCGACGAGTTCACCCGCTGCCAACAGGATCCGCCCGAGCCCCTCGACGGCCGCCCGTGTTGGGTCGGCATCGACTTGGCCGATCACGACGACCTCACGGCAGCGGTGTTCCTGTTCCGCTCCCCCGACGGCAGCTTCGACGCCGAGCTCCTGGCGTGGGTTCCCGAAGAGTCCATGATCGAGCGGGAGAAGAAACAGAACATCCCCTATTCCGCATGGGTCCGCGACGGCTGGCTCCGCGTGACCGAGGGAAGCCGGATCGACCAAGAAAAGGTCCACAGCGACATCATGGACTTCCTCGAGGGCCACGAATGCCGCGGGGTCGGCGGTGATCCGTACCACCTCGATTGGATAGCAACCAAGATGCAGAGCGACGGCATCGAGGTCCAGAAGATCCGGCAGTCGATTGGCTACCTCACCGGGCCGTCGAAGATGCTTGAGGATCTGGTGAAGTCCGGGAAGCTCCGCTACCGCTCCCCGATCATGTCGTGGGCCAGCAACAACGTCTGTATCTGGGAGGATCCAAACCTGAACATCCGCCCCGACAAGGCGAAGTCTTCCGAGAAGGTCGACCCCATCTTCGCCCTCATCAACGCCCTGGCCCTGGCCTCGACGGACGCCGAGCCGGACGGCTCCGAGTTCAAGTTGATCGTGATCTGACCGCGACTTTTCCGCCGGCGGGGGGCGTGGGACCGTTGTCCCATGGGAATCCTCGACACGCTCCTCCGCCGCCGCCAGCGCCCCGCGTCGAACCGCTACGCCGGGGAGTCTTTCGAGCTCCGCGGGGCCGGCATGGACGGCTGGAATCAGTTCATCAGCCCCGACGCGATCACCCCCGAGGTGGCGATCCGGGTGACCTCGATCCTGGCATGCGTCCGGTTCATCGCCCAGGGCGTGGCCTCGATGCCGATCAGGGTTCTCCGGGAGCTCCCCAACGGCGATCTCCAGCCGGCAACCGACCTCGGTTGCTATCGGACGCTCACCCGCGTTCCCAACGGATGGCAGAGCCCGTACGAATACCGCGAGACCACCGTCTACCACACCGCACTCTACGGCAATGCCTACAGCCGGATTGTCCCCAGCGTGACCGGGGGCGGATTCTGTTCGGCCCTCCACCCGATGCACCCGACCAGGATCCGCGTCCACCGGATGAACGACGGGACGCTCGGGTATCGGTACATCCGCCCGGACGGCACGCAAGAGGAGCTCCGCCAAGACCAGGTCGTTCACTATCGCTGGCTGTCCGACAACTCCTACGCCGGCATGGTCCCCTCGGATCTGTGCTCGACCTCCCTGGCGCTGGCCCGGAAGCTCGACCAGGCCGCCACGGCGTGGTGGGACAACTCCGCCCGGCCCGATGTCGTGATCGAGACGAGCGAGACGGTCAACGACGAAGCGATCAGAACCTTCCGCCAAATGTGGCGGGAGATCTACGGCGGCCCCCGCAGCCGCGGTTCGGTGGCGATCCTGCCCAAGAAGTCCACCTTGAGGACCATCGAGAGCAACGCCGCGGAGGCGAGCCAGTACTCCCAGCTGCGCCGCGACCTGGCCCTCGAGGTCGCCAACGTCTACGGCGTCCCGGGATCGCTCGTCGGGATCCGCGAGGTGAAGTCCTACAACACGACGGAGCAGGAGCACCTATCCGCCCAGGTGTGGTGCCTGTTGCCGTGGCAGTGTCGCTTTGAAGGAGCGTG